ATGGAGAAGATTTTATAGAAGGACAATTATATCCTATTTTAGCAGAATCAAAGTCTAATAATAAATTTTATGTTCAACAAAGGAAAGGAACAAATGAAGTAACCGAATTTCCACGAGATTCAATTGGTAAAGATTTTGTTTTTTCGGATGAATTAGGAAACGTGCAATAAATTCTGAGTTTTAACCGAGGTGAAATAATGACGGAAGAGCAATTGGCAAGAGCAAATAAACTACATAAAGAAATTGATCGTTTAGAGGAATTTTTATCGAGTGCAGATCATGTTTGGACAGGAGCTATTATTAAAAGAACATCAAAGTTTCTGATTGGTCATGCCCCTTATGGTGTTTATGATGAAGCAATATATGAAATGGATACAAAATTAAAAAATGAAATTCTTAGCTTTTTGAAGAATAGATTGATTGAACTATATAATGAGTTAGGAAAAATTTAAATGGAGGTGAATAAAGATTAAGATTGGGATCGATCTCGACAACTGCCTTAATACATTCACGATTGAGTGGTTAAATGTCTACAATGATATATATGGTGACAACTTAACCATTGATGATATTAAACACTGGAATATTCATGAGATAGTTAAACCTGAATGTGGTAAAGATATTTACGGATGCATTTCAGAAACGATGCTGGATAGACTTAAACCGCAGCCTTGTGCCCATGAGATTACTGATAAGTTAATAGATGAGGGACATGAATTATACATAGTAACAGCAACACAGAGCCGTTTTGTAATGTCAAAACAGTATTGGATAGATAAATACTTTCCGAGATTAAAAGATAAATTAATTATAACTAACTACAAGAGCTTAGTATCTGGTTTGGATTTATTGATTGACGATCAGCCAATGAATATTGAGCTATTCCCTAATGAGACAATAATTATGGATTATGCATGGAATCAAGATTGCAAACGTGATTGTCCGAGAGCGAAATATTGGAATGATGTATATAAAGTTATTCATGAATTAAATGAGAAGGGAAGCATTTTTGTATGACAAAGGATGAATTACATAATATTTTGAGTGAATATTTTCTTGATAATCCTGAAGGTTCATATACATATGAATTAACTAGAGTAAAAGAAGCCTTTAATGTAGGTACAATGGGTTTAGAAGATTTTGTTGAGTGGGATGAAGATAATGTTGAGGATTTAACAAATTTTCTATGGAGTAAATTAAATAACAAAAAACGGTAATGAAAGTTGAACTTTATTATAAAAATACAACTATGGATGCTTTTGCAATCAATGTTAATGGAATTAATAAATGAAACACGCTAAAAACCTTTTTAAAATTGTAATCATCATCTGTTTTGTAGTTTTGAATAAAAATGTGGCAATAAAATAAATATATAATTATTGATAATAGCAATTTGACTTTTTGTAATAATGGTGGGACTATATTGATTTGATAAATAGACAAAAATATAAGTGAAATTACAGTAAGAGCTATAATATTTAAGCGTAGTGCATTTTTCATTTAATTCTACTCCTTTTAATAATTTTAAACTGAGTAGACCCAAAACTACTCAGTTTAAAATAGTGAATTATATGCATCACAGCAATTTTTATATCTCTAAATTGAAACACATCTGTTCAAAAAAGTGGAGAATATCGATTGGGTTTTCAATTGATTTTACACTTTTATTATATGGACATCTCTAGGTATTAGAACTAAATTTTTATTTTAATGGATTGTAGTTATTAAATAGGTAATTATTAAAATCGACATTTTATCGGTTTTTAGATACAACATATAGACAACCAAACAATATAAAACACTAAATATAGTATGTTAAAAGGGGAAGATACATAATGCGTGAAATTGAATTTAGAGGTGTAGATGTATATGATGGTTTATGGTACTACGGTGGGTTTGTAAAAAGTTCTGATGGCACATATTACATATTAGAAGATCAGAAAGCTTCAGGTTATCATAAAGTAATTCCTGAGTCCGTTGGACAATTCACTGGATTAACAGATAGTTTTGGACGTAAAATTTTTGAAGGTGCTATTCTTAAAATTTCTAATTCTAAATGGCTTGACGAACAAACTGAATATGTTGAAGTAAAATATTGTCTTGATGGTGATTATCCTGCTTTTGATATTCCCGATTCCGTAGAAAGTGATGAATGTAATGGATTAAGCCAGGCATTAAATGACGGAAGTAAGATTATAGTTGTAGACAACATTTTTGATAATCCTGATATGAAATTTTATGAATAATATTGAATATAAAATGACTCTTTTAAATAGGAGGAAATAATGAAGAAGCCAGAACAACCAAAAAAGAAATATTTACATGAAGTATGGACGATTAAATCAGGAGTCATTGGTGATGAACTTTGGTATAAATTGCGAAGAAAAGAAGCCAAAATGCGTTTACGCAATATGAAATTAAATAAATTATTTAAGGGTGGTAAATAAATGTCACGATCAGATACAATTGAACAACTTATTACAAAAGTGGAAGATAAAGTTGATGATGTAAACGCAGATGTTACCGATATTGTTGATTCAATGAGACATGTTCTAAATAATAAGAAAGGATATTTATTAAATAATACTGAAGATGATCAAATTGAATATGACGAATTAATTGAGTATATTGATGACTGGTGGAATACACTTTATGACATTCAACAAACATTAATGAGGTGATTTATTTTGGATCTTGAAAAAATATATAAAATAGTATTGAAGCTTCAAAACACGCCAGGGCGACTAGATAAAATGGCTATTCTATCTGCTCATAAGAATGATGATTCTTTCAGATTCTGGTTAAAAGTAAATCTTGATCCATTCTGGATATTCGGTGTTCAGAGTAAGAAAATACAAAAGCAATCAGATGTACATATAGACTCACCATTTGATGATTTTAAAACTATGATTACGTATCTTAAAGCTCATAATACAGGTCGTGACATCGACTGTCAGAAGGTCGCAGGGTTCTTAAATACATTTGATGATGAAGAACTAAAACAGTTTACATTAGATTCTGTATGCAAAAAGGTAAGACTTGGAGCAAGTACAAAAGTAGTAAATTCAGTTTTCGGAAAAGGATTTATGTCAAGCTTTGAGTTGCAACTTGCTAAAAAGTATGCTGATGAAAAAGATAAATTACTTAAAAAATATCATGGTGATTTTTGGATTACACAAAAATTAGATGGTCAGCGTATAATAGCTATCAATACTCAAAATGGGATACAATTTTTTACTCGCCAAGGTCAAATAGTAACAGGTTTGAATGATATTGAAAAGGAATTTAAAGAACTACCAAATAATGATTTAGTTTATGATGGTGAATTAATCTTACAAAATGATTCAAATTTATCTAGTGGTGATCTATATCGAGAGACAATGAAAGTGTCTAGGTCAAATAATATTAAGGAAGGATTAATTTTTAACTGTTTCGATTTACTTTCATTGAAAGACTTCCAAGATGGAGAGTCTAAAGATAATTATAGTGCGCGTAGAAATAAGATAGAAAGTATTTTTGCGGAATACTCTGATTTGAAATTTGTTAAAAAGGTACCAGTTTTATATGATGGTAATGATTGGAATATAGTGAAGCAACTATTAAACGACCAATTGTCACTTAATCATGAGGGAATTATGCTCAATCTTGATTTGCCATACCAATGCAAAAGAAGCGGAAATATCTTAAAATGCAAAGATGTAAATAACGCAGATGTTCGTATGATTGGATTCTTAGAAGGACAAGGGAAAAATAAAAACAAACTAGGATCTGCTATTTTTAAATACCAAGGGTACAATACTGAGGTTGGTAGCGGATGGACAGATGCGTTAAGGGAAGATATTTGGAATAATCAAGATAGATACCTTAATACAATCATTGAAATAGAATATACTGAGCCTAGTAAAGATAAAAATGGCAAAGATTCAATCAGATTTGCACGGTTTAAACGGTTAAGACCAGATAAAACAGAAGAAAGTTGGTATTAAAAAATATTAAATAAATGTTGACAATCAATATAATATTAAATATAATATAGATACAGATGAAAAAGAAAAGAGATGATATAAAAATGGCGTATGAAACATTGAATAAGTTAGCAATGGATTGGAATCACTTATCAGAATATACAAAGGAAATCATCTCAAAACTTATTGTCGGATAAATGTGTGATTTTAATTCTATAAATATATTAAATAAACATTGACAACTAATATAATATTAAATATAATAGAGTTAATGGTAGTGAAGGAGGTGAAATTATGAAATCAATGAATGAATGCAAGAGCAAAGAAGAAAAAAATCAACTGATGGTAGATTTATTTCATCAAGTCGGACTTGATCCATTAGAAATTTATACGAACTATAACACAAAAATTCTATGTAAAATATCAAAAAAACAGGATAAATATTATAGTCTAAAAGTTAGGATGTCATATTCGGCAATTCAACATGGTTACAAATGGGACTTCAATTCTATTATTCAAGAGGATAAAGATAAATACATATATGATATTTTTCTCAAAATGGGAGTTACAGTTATTAAAAATTATCATTATATCAATGATACTAGTGATATTCCGTTTATTGTTAATGAAGGAATTTATAATAGTTTAAAGGGTACGATGAGATGGACTAATGTTCAGCAAGGAAAGAATTGGGATTTTAGATCATTAATGCAGGAGGATAAAGATAAATACACCAAGAGTTTATTTTTTAAACTGGGATGTGCGGTAGATGAGAAATATCATTACAAAAATTCTCAAGATAAAGTACCATTTACAATCATAGATCCAAACAGTAATTATTGTGGGTTAAGGGGAATTAGAAGATGGATATGTGCACAACGTGGACAAAAATGGGATTTTAGTTCAATTATAAAAGAGGATCAAAACAAATATATTAAACAGAAGTTTAATGAGAATGGAATTGAGCCATTAGAATCTTATACAAAAATGATAAAACCAATATTGTTTATAGTGATTGACAAAACAAGCCGATACTTTGGTTATAAGGGGAAAATAACACCCTCTACAGTCATTTTACAAAATCACTCATGGAATACAACATCTTTATTACCAGAAGAATGGAAAAGATTTATCAGAGATTTATGTAACAAACTAGATTATGAAATAATTAAATATCCCAAAAATAGCGAAGATAAAATTATTATAAACACCAGAAATAATAATAAATGGGAAACAGACTATAACCATATTTTACAAGGATACAGATGTCCTTCTGATACCTGTTCTTCTTGGGGTGAGCGATGTTTAAATGAAATATTTAAAATAAATAACATTACTTTTAACTATCAAAAGACAATACATCATTTTGACAAAAGTATACAATTTATGGATTTTTACTTGCCAGAATATAATATGTGTATTGAGTATAATGGCAAACAACACTATGAAGAAACAAATTTTACAAACTTGAAAAAGCAGCAACAACAAGACTTAAAGAAATATAAATATTGTAAACAACATAATATTAAATACTGTGAAATACCATTTATTTATTTTAATATTGATCAAATTACAAAATATATAAGTAAAATAATAAATGAAAAATTAATTAAACCAGATTATATAGATGTTCAATACAGTCAACCGAATCGGTTAGTTAAAAATAATGAAAATAGGAAAAGCTATAAAAATAAAGCTGATCCAACTTTTAAAGACAAGGAAAAAGTTGATCATTCGACTTACAAACAAAAGCCAATTATTCAGTTATCGTTATTATATGAAGTAAAGTGTGTATATAAATCTGTGTCTCAATCTAGTAATTTAAATAAATACAATCAAGGGAATATTAGTAAGGTGTGTCTTGGCACGAATAAAACAGCTTATGGATATAAATGGATGTATTTAAAAGATTATCGTAAACAACATCCTGAATTTAAGGATATAGATGTAGAAAAATATATGATAAGAGAATAACAATAATAATTCATCATTGGTGAATCATTAAGGAGTGTGATGCTATTTGAATGGATGATAACTACTTATTTATAATAAAACATAATTTAAAGAATGAATCAAAGGATTTAAATATAATAAGCAAGATAAAAAGGAGATAGTAATTTATGGAAGAATCAACAACCACTTTGAGAAAAGCAGACAACTATGTTTTAATTGAGGGAATTTTGAGTGAAAAGAAACTCAGAGAAAAAGAAATTAAGCGCGGAGATGGAACAGATAATGCTATTTTAGGCACACTAACCATTGAAACAGCACCAAACTCTGTACATACCGTACGTGTATTTACATATGAACATAAAAAAGATGGCAGTGAAAATAAAAACTTCAGCAGTTGGAAAACAGTTTTGAATCAATATAAAGCTATCGTAGAAATTAATGAAGATGAAGAAGATATTGGTGTTGGACGAGAAAGTGCAGATAAAGTTCGCATTAAGGGTGGACAACTTGGTATTAATGACTATGTAGGTCAAGATGGAGCACTCCGTTCATTCCCTGAAGTAACAACTAACTTTATTAACCGAGTAAAAGAAAGTGAAAAATTCAAACCTCGCGCAGAGTTCGATGTTGAAGGTGTAATTCAATCTATCAAACCTGAAGTACGTGGAGAAGATGAAGAGGAAACTGGTCGCTTGATTCTAAAAGTTGTTGTCCCTCTGTATGGTGGTAGAGTTGCTCCGTTGCAGATGGTAGTTGCAGCAGATGATGCAGATACATTCCAAGGAATGTTTGAAGAAGGACAAACAGTTGATCTTGATGGTGATATTATCAATTATAGTGAAATTAAAACAACAACTAAAGAACGTGCTTTTGGTAAAGCAAAAGACAATGTAACTACAATTGTTAAAAGAGAATTACTTGTCGCTGGTGGTTCTGAACCATATGACCCAGATGATGAAAAAGCATTTAATATTAAAGCTATTAAACAAGCTCTAGTTGAACGTAAAAATTATCTTGAAGAGCTGAAAGAGAAAAAGAAAAATCAATCATCAAGTGGCAATGGATTCACAAGCAAACACAAAGAAGATCAGGGTGCTGTTGACATTTCAGATGATGACCTTCCCTTCTAAGCGAGCTAAAAGAATTTGTCAATGGGATGTAAGATACATATGTGGATGGTTGAATTAAATATATTAAATATATTAAATATAAGGGGATTGATTAATTAATGGGTATTGACATTTTTTCTATTAAACCTACTGAAGTTTCACGTGATTTGAGTCAAAAAATTGTACTGGTGTATGGTGAGGCTAAGTCAGGAAAAACCACCAATGCTGTGAAATTTCCTAAGCCATTACTTTTGGCTTTTGAAAAAGGATACAATGCACTTAGCGGAGTAATGGCACAGCCGATTGTTAAATGGACAGATTTTGAAGTTGTGCTTCGACAGTTGAAAAAACCTGAAGCTCATAAAGCTTTCAAAACAATTATCATTGACACTGCTTCAATTGCTTATGATCTTGCAGAGAAACGTATTATTGAAAAGAATGATGTTGAAGCCATTGGTGATGTTCCTTATGGTGGAGGATATGGACAGACTAAGAAGTTATTTGATGAAGCATTGCGATCTATTCCATTGATGGGTTATGGTTTGGTCATGATCGCCCATGCAGATGATAAGCAATTTACAGATGAAACTGGCAAAGAATACTCAAGGATTGTTCCAGCTTTATCTAAGCGAGCAAGAGAGATTGTAACAGGTATGGCAGATATTATTGCCTTTGCAAAGAATATTGATGAAGATGGAAAGACTGTATCTAAGTTATTCCTTCGTGGTACACAACGGTTTGAAGCTGGTTCACGTTTTAAATATACACCTGAAGTCATTCCTTTTACATATGATGCTCTAGCACAAGCTGTGGCTGATGCAGTAGAAAAAGAAGGTAATGATACAGGTAAAATTACAGATGAAGCAATTAATAATTATGAAGATAAGGTTATTTATGACTATGAAGAAGAAAAAGCCAAAGCAGATGATGCAATTCGTAAGATTGTTGCGATTGATAAAAAGTATGTTCCTAAAATTACTAAGATTGTAGCATCTCAATTAGGCGAACAGAAGTTGAAAGATACAACAGAAGATCAGGCAGATGTAGTTGCTTTGATTGCAGCAGACTTGGAAGAATTGTTTAACAATATTAGTAAATAATTAAATAAAATAAAATATATAACTGGGAAGGAGGACGTGGATTCTTCCTTCCCATGTTTTTATTATAAGGGTGATTAGATGACAGAAAAAACATATAAATGCCCATTTTGTCGTCAACAAGTTAAAGAAAGTGAATCAATTTTAGTTAAAAAAAGACACTATCATTCAAGTTGTTTACAACAAGAAAAAGAACAAAAAAAAGCAAAGCAGGAATTAAAAGATGAAATTAGGATAGCAGCAAAAAGTGATCCTAATTATAAGAAATTGGTTAAATATATTTGTGAATTATATGAACTTGACCATATTTCTCCTATGATTATTTCACAAATAGATAAATATCATGAACGGTATAATTTGAAATATACAGGGATACAACTGTCTTTGCAATATTATTATGAGACACTAAAAAATCCAATTAAAGAGCAGTATGGCATTGGCATTGTTCCGAGTATATATGATAAAGCAAAGTATTTTTAT